TTCTTGGCGGCGTGCAGAGAGTGCATGCCGTAGCCATCGGCGCCGACCACGAGCGAGCCGCGGTCGTCTGCCTGGGCGATGGTGATGCCTTCGTCGGACGCGCCAGCGCCATTGCCGATGGAGAAAGAGCCGTTCGGGCCTTTGATGGCGGCCTGAACGTCGAGGAAGCTATAGGTGTTCGAGGCCATTCTTCAGTCCTCAGCGGTTCACGTTGATGATGACGTCGACCGAGTGGACCGCGCCGGCCAACTTGACCGCGATCTGGATCGGAACGGACTTGCGAGCCTCGCGATCGGCTTGGCTCTGCGTCGCGATCGGCGGCGCGTAGACGTAGAAGCCCTTGGGCAGGTAGTCGCCCTGCTTGAGCTGGCCGAAGCCGCCCGCATTCCACTTGCCCGGCGCAACCAGACCGTTGGAAACCGCCTGGGCCAGCCGGTCCTCGATCGTGGTGACGATCAGGTGCGTACCTTCGTCGGTCTGCGGGATCTTGGTCGACGAGGTGTAGAGCAGGTTGTAGACGGCGGTCTGGATGTCGTTCTCGAGCCAGTCGAGGCCCTGGCGCTCGTCGAAGAACGCACCGTTGGCCATCACGCCTTCCTGGATGATGGCGGTCGAGTTGTCGTAGTTGACGAAGACGTTGACGCGCTTGGTCTTGAGCGCCGAAGCCTGCGTTTCGGTGATCGTCTCAGCCCGAACGCCCGGTTCCTGCTTGAACTTCATCGTCAGGGTCGTCTTCGACCCGTTGAAGTTCACCGTCGAAGCGCGGCCAAAGAACGAAGCGATGGCCTGCGGGTCGTACTGGCTGTACTGGCTGAAGGTACGGGCCAGGTTGTTGGCCGAAAGCAGATAGCCGAGATCGGTCGTGCTCGTCGGGTCGATCGCCGTGGTGTCGGTGATGGTGACGCCGAAAATGCGCTTCTTCTGCTGGGCTTCGATGATCGACGCCGCGGCGATGATGGAGGCGCTATCCACGCCCTCTTCAACCAGCTCGCCCGCGTACCAATCGCCGGAAGCGGCGATCAGGGCGGTCACGCCGGCCGCCAGCGTCTCGACCGCAATGCCGTTCGCCGGCAGGCTGGCCTGGCTCGACTTGCCCTTGAGCAACGAGGCGACCGAAGTACCCGAGCCGCCAGCAAGAGTGGCGCCCGAAAGCGTCGGGTTCGTGCCGCTCTTGGCCAGCGTGTAGGCATTGCCTGCCGTGCCGGTGAGGTCCGAGATCACATAGACCTTGGAGCCGACCGCCAGATACGACATCAGTGACAGGTTGGCGTCGGTCGAGGCGTTGGCAAAGGCGGCGAAGGCGGTGGCCATGGCCGCGCCAGTGCCGGCGATGTTGACCTGATTGCCCGTAGCGCCCGAGGTCTTGAACGTGATCGCCGTGCCCTGAATGGTCACGGTGTCATTGTTCGCCGGCAGCGAGGCAAAGTCGAGGTAACCGAACGCTGTCGGATCGAACAGGAAGCCGATCGACGAGCTCGTGCCAGTCGTGCCCGACTTGATGACGAAGCGGTTGTTGTCGCCATCCCAGACGACCGTCGAGGAAGCCACCAGAGCGGCAACCGCCGTCTGCAGGACCGAGGCGACGCCGTTCAGGTTGGTCTGAGCTGAGAAGTTCAGGCCCGACACCGTGCGCGGGACGCCGTCCAGCACGAAGTAGAAGGCGCCGGAGGTGATGGCCGTGAAATTGGCCAGAGCCTGCTCAGCGGTCGTCAGGACGCCGCCACGCAGGGTCGCGGACGTCGCGGTGCGAGCCCAGCGGCCGATATAGACGATCGACGGCTGAGGAACCTGCGCGAAGTGCTTGACCGCGGCCTTGTACTCGGGGTCCGTGGTCGAGAAATCCTGCGCGACGCCGGACAGGTTCGAATAGAGGCGGATACGTTCGCCTACGTCGATCACATCAGTCGCGCCGATCAGAAGCCCAGCGCCGAAATTCCGGGTCGGGGCCGCAAGCGGCGAAAGATTGACGGTGACGTTGACTACATCGGAAACGGCAAGGCCCTGGGCCATTGTTTAGGACTCCGTGACGGTGAATGGCTGCGTGCCGTCAGGCGTGCTGACAGAGCCTTGGGCCGAAAGAAGATTGAGGACGGGATAAGTGCGCGTGACGCAGCGCCGAAAGCGAACAGGCACGTCGAAGCGCCGTATCCAGGTGTTGTTGAGCATGTCGGGCGCGCTGATGATCTTGCCCGTATCGAGCACGTTCATCTGGACCTTGAAGAGCTCTTCGCGATTTTGCGCGATAGCGAGGCCATCCTTGAATAGCGCGGCGTTGGCCTGAGCCTGGGGGCCATAGAAGCTGGCCAGAAGATCGATCGTCTCGTGGCGCTGCAGTTCGTCAGCCCCATCGCCTGCGCCGCGGTGGATGACAGCTGGGAAGGTATCGGCCTCCACGCCAGTCACGCCGAACGCGCACCAGTTAGCGTTACGCTCTGGACGAGGAAGAGGGTTCTCTGCCCAGCGGGGGCGCACCAACTGCCCAGCTATGCCGGTGATGCCGACCACCAAGGCCTGAAAGATGTCGTCAAGATCGTCGCCCTCAGCCGGCGGCGAACTGGACGGCGCGAGATATCCGCCCGTTGCCGAGGTACTGGGCATGCTTGGATCTCAGGGATTGAGCGGAAGCTGGTCGGCAAGGATGAGGTAGTAGCCATCGCCGAAGTTCGAATAGTCGTTCTGAGCGATCACCGTGAAGCGGCTGCCGTTCCAGAGGATCACGTCGGCTGTGGCGCCAGTCGCGATATCACCCATCTGAACGTTGAACCGCGTGAGCAGCGTCATGCCATTGGTGTTCGTCTCGCCTTCTGGGCGCCTCACCAACCCGCCGTCACCGCCAGGCAGCGCATAGCCCGAGATGGCAACGCCATCGATCGTGATGCTGACAGTGGTTGGGATGCCGCGGCCATCTGAGCCGACGACCAGCGTTGTGCGCTCGATGATGATGCTCGAGTCATTGAACATCGGGTCGTCGAGCACGAAAGAGACGTCGAGATCAGGCATTACTTGTCCTCGACGACGAAGCTGACAGACTTACGAAGCTCGCCGGTATCGAACAGCGGCTTCTTGCCTTCGCCCTTGCGCCGGATCGTCTCGGGCTTATTCGGAACGAACGGGCCGTCTGATATCTTCTGCTGCACCGAGCCTTGGGCAACGAGCCCAACCTGCCGCATTGTGCCATTGGCGCTGGATTTGCCGTCGAGCGCGTCGATGGCGCCAGCCTTCATGATCTTCTCGACCTGAGGCAGGGAATTGCGAACGCCAGGAATCAGAAACGGTCGGGCCGGGATGTTGGCGGCCGGTGCGCCATACTCGTGGATATAGGCGATGGTTGGGTTGTTGATGTCGTCGCCCTCCCGGCTAGCCGTGCCCTCAGGAAAGCCGACCTTGACCTCCTGCATCGCAAGCTCACGGATCGCCTTGAGCGTGCTGGCCAGCTTGTCCTTGAGAACAACCGTGGTCATGCGCGCTGAAGCCGGACCGTGCTCATCGTAGCTCCGGGCCTAGCCTTAATGAGGCCAAGCAAGAGGCCGTCGATGAACTTGAGCTTGTCGTGGCGCTGCGAGACAGGCGAGGCGTAGCCGTTGGTGTACGAAACGCGGTCGACCGAGCGGCTGGTCGACGTGATCGCCGCGGTATTGCCGTTCTTGAGGAAGTCGAAGCCGGTTGCCGAAAGCAAGGCCGCTTCCATGCAGGCTCGCTTGACTGCCTGGGGCACGACGTTCCCCCAGAGAGGAAAGCCGTCGTAGTCGTAGAGAATGGTCGTGACGCGCGGGGCGTACCCGCGCATCGCAAAAAGCGAAAGCCCCGGAGAGTTATCGCGCGGCCAGGCAAGAGCCTGGTACTGCGCGAACCGAAAGCCATTCCAGAGACCGAAATAGGCGTCATCGACCCATCGGGTCGCGGCCACGATAGCCGCTTCCTTCTGGGTCGGAGTGAGCGCCGTCCATGCCGCGTTGGTCGCGAAGTAGGAATCCGCATCGGCAACGGACACATAGGCGTTAGCGTCCGTCTTAGCGGTGCCGTCTTCGACGATCAGGGCCATGGATCAGCCTTTCAAGGCAGCGTCGATTTCGGACTTGAGCCGATCGTTCGACCAGCGACCATCGACCTTGATGCCGAGCTCGGAGGCCTGCTTCACAAGCTCGTCGCGCTCTTCGACAGGTGCCGGTTCCGGCTCGTCCTGGTAGAGCTCCATGCCTTCCACGAAATCGCTCTCGTTGAAGACCACGAAGCCGCCAGGAGCGTCCGGGCTTTTGACCCGGACGGTAGGGAGGATATCGCCGGCAGACATCAGCCGAGCACCACAGCGGAAAACTCGCCGTTGACCGACTTGAAGCCCCAGGCCAGGTGCAGCTCCCAGGAGATCTGGCCGTACTGCGCGATCTCGAGCATGAGGTAGGTCATGCCCAGCGGGTCGGAAACCGGCATCTGCGAGATCGTCGGGTTGGCCGGAACCAGCGGCGGGCGCATGATGCCGACGCAAGCAGAGCGCTCGAACGCCAGGTTGGCGGTGTAGTTGTTGCCTACCGTGACGTTGGTGGCCGAAGCCGCAACCGCGACGCGCAGGCCGGGGGCGCCGATGGTGATGGTGCCGGGGCCAGAAACGCCGGAAACCACGACGTACTTGTTGGAATCGCCCGCAATCGTGATCACGTCGCCAGCAAGCACGGTGCCCGTGCCGGTGATTAGCGGGATCGCCGTGGTGCCGACCGGAAGCGCGGTGCCCGAAGTGGTGTACGAAGCGCCGGTGCCCTTGGTGTGCGCGCCGATGCCGGCGGACTCGCGGGGCATGAAGCCGAACTGACGCTGCAGAACGCCGCTGCGACGCTCTTCGTCTGTGCCGGCCTGGTAGTGGTTCTGGATCACGCCCAGGTTGCGCAGGTTCAGGCCAGCCGAGGTATCGCCGACGAACTGCAGGTCAGCCAGCGGGGCGCCGTTGTCCTGCAGGATCTTTCGGGCATTGGTGAGGGCCGACAGGTCCGAGGCGAACGGGGTCGTGCCAGCGGTGCCGAAGGCACGCGAGGCGCCGACCTTGATTGCCAGAGCGGCGTCGATCTCGCACTCGTTGCGGAGCGTGCGCATGCCCTGCTTGATGAGCTGGGACACCCAGTCCTGATCGGTGCCGCCGTTCTGAAGCGAACGAAGCTGTTCGCCGGTCAGGTTCCAGTCGACCTTTCGGGACTTGGTGATCTGCACGCCCGTGGTCGTGGCAGTGGCGTCGGTGCCGGACGAAGCGGTCGCAGCCGGGGTGAAATCCGACGCGGTGCGGACCGGCGCGATCGGGACGAGGACGGTGTCGCCCTTGGCGACGGCCTTGTCATCGAAGTTGGCGTTGATGGCGCCGACGACACCGAACGGCTCGTTGGCGACTTCCTTGGCCGCGCTGAACAGGGTCGGCGCGATAGCGGTGAGGGTATTGGCCACTATGGGCTCCTATGGGGTCTAATCTTTGAGGGTGAGACCCTGAGCCATCTTGGCGGCACGCTCTTTGGCGGGCAGCGCAGTGAAATCGGCCAGGGTCATGGTTTTGCTGCCGGCTCCCCCGGCTCCAGAGTTAGGGAGCTTCCCGCCACCCCCGGCCCCGCTCGCTTTGAAGAGCGAGGGCCATTTCGAGATCGCTTCCTTGACGAGGTCGTCGAAGGTCGCGAGCCCGGATTTTCCAGAGCCGGCCATCGGCGTCTCGCCGTCTGCGGCCATGATCTTGACGACGCGAACGCCGTCTTCCGTCTCGAACTTGATGCGATTGGACAGACGGTCCGGCAGAAGGTCGATGCCCTCCTCGGTCGCGCCTGCCTTGGACAGGGCCGTCATGACGCTGTTGCCGATGATCGCCGATCGCTCGGAGGCGCGGGCCGCGTTGAGCTCGCCTTCCAAGGTCTTCTTCTCGTTCTCCCAGGCCGTTCGATGCTGGCCGAGGATCTTGTCGAAGTCTCCCGACTTTTCGGCAGCCTCGCGCTCGCGCTTGGTCTTGTCTTCAACCAAAGCCCGGACTTCATCGGCGGTCAGGCCAAGGCCCTCAAACTGCTTGGCCGCCTTGCGGGCCTCGGTCGCAGCCTTGCGCTCCTTTTCGAGCGCGGTCTTTAGGCCGCTGGTGTCCTCGACACCGTCGACCTTCAGGGCGAACTTGCCGTCGCGCTCTTCGTAGAAATCGCGCACGGTTTCAGGCACGCCCTCGAGCGTGTCGACAGTCAGTTTGAGCATGAAGCGTCCCGCTTACGGTGAAAGCCCCATCACGGGGCGAAAGAGAGGGCCGGCGTCGCGCCTAGTCCTCGGGTAGTTCAACCAATGCGATGGCGACGCACCGGCAGTTAATATCGTGGCCAGGATGGCCCGTTTCGGCAGGTGGCTTGGCCCAAGCGAACCGCTTGCCCTCGTTGGCCTTATGGCTGGGGCGCTCCCGCGCATCCATGACACCCGACCAGCGATAGTGGGTGATGCCGCACTGCTCCTGACGGAGCATCGTCAGATCGCTGTTGGCCTTCTGGATTTGATCGCGGGCAATCAGCTTTGCCCTTCGGCTGACAATGCCGAAATCCTCGCGAAGCTGTCTCTCAAGCTCGCTGGCCCGCGTGCCGTCGATGACAGCCTGCGTAACCAGCCGCTCTATGCGCACCCTGATATCGTCCGAGAGACCCTGAATCAGCGCCACGTTGCGGCGCACGATCATGTTGAAATCGTCTTGGATGCCGTCGCGAGAAAGCTGGCCGGTCAGGTTGATGCCCGTCGAGGATTTGACCTCGCTGACCCACTCCTTGCGGTTGCGGATTTCCTCGCGCGAAATCAGCCGGGTCGCGATCTCCGCGACGTTCGGCGTGATCTTGGCAATGACGGCCTTCAGACCGTCCAAGGCTTGGTCAACGCCCTTTGCGGTCTCAGCCGAAGGTACGATGACGTTCTTGGTGTAGCGCGCCGCGGCAGTGATGAGCAGCTTGAGCGCGCGCATATAATCGCGCTCAGCCTTGACCGATGCCTTGGGTGGCTGGATCAGAAAGAACTTACGACTGACCTTCTTCGCCTTCAGCAGTTCGGCCAGGTCCAATCGTTGGTTCATCGTCTAGCCCGTCGTCGTAGCCGGAAAGCTTCTCCACCTCGTCTTCAGGCTCGAAATCGTTCTCCAGCACCTTGCGACGCTGCATTTCGCGCAGAAGCGTCTCGTGGGTGATGTAGCCACTATCAGCCATCGCAAGCAGCGTGGTCTGATCGGTCGAGGCGAAGACGGACGCACCGAAGTCGCGGTTGACGTTGACGGTGACCTCGGCCTTTTCGCCACTGAACTCGCAGAGCAGGCCATAGGCCTCCTCGAGCGCGTCCTCGAGGCTGTCCGCCATCATGGCGAGAGGCGAGATTTCCTTCGTGTCGTCCCGGATTTCGCCGGTGGCCGTCTGGCCGGGCTGGGATACGAGCAACTGCAAGCCCATGGCCTGCATTTGCAGCTCGAGATCCTTGAGGTCGCTACGGCCTGCCTCGATGGCAGCACCGGAGTGCTCGACCCAAGTCAGCTTGGCGTCTGCCGAGGTAGCGCGGGCCAGTGTGCCCGCGCCAATGACAATCGGGTCTTTCTCGTCCCAGCCGGCGCCGAAGAGGATCGGCACGCGAGCGACGTGAAGGATGTTCTTCTGGTCGGATGCCGACTGCCAATGAGCGCAGTTAAGCTCGGCAAGGTCGGCAAACGGCGGATCGCCGATATAGAACCCGCCGCGCTTGAAGTAGACCGCGACCATCGGAATGCGATCGGTGACGACCGTGGTCACGCCCTCTTCGTGGCGCTCCCAGATGTCGCTATCGCCCTTCTTGCGCCAGGTTTCCCAGCGGCCCGGCTCAAGCACGCGAACCTGCTCGATCTCGACTTCCTCGAACGGGCTCTTGGGGTCGGGCTCTGTGACGCACTCAAGCAGGCGAACCTGCGTGGCGATCTCACGCCCGCCAACCGTCTTGGACTTCCATCCGATCAGGTCTTCGGTCTTGACGTGCACCCAGTACGGGCGCTGCCCACGCTCCTGCTCGTCGGCTTTCGTAGCACCTTCAGGCAAGGGGGGCGGCATTTCAGCCAAAATGAACGAGATGCCGGTTGTCATGGCATCGACGGCCACCTCGAACGCGAACGTGTTCAGGTCGCGGCCGGTGAGATCGATGTTCTCCGACCATTCCTTGATTTTCTCAGGCGCATCGTCGCCAAGCTGAATCGGCTTGGTGAACATGCGCCCGACCATGTCGCGGACGGTCTTGGCGAAGGCGTTGAACAGCACCGTGCGGTTAAGACGCACGGTGTAGGCAAGCGCGTCCTCGGCATATTCCTTCGGCAAATACTGCTCTGCCTTGGCGCGCATGGCTCGCGTGCCGCCCAGGAGGGCGCGGGGGAGATCCCACTTTTCCTCAGCGCGTCGATAATCACGCGACGGCGTGCGAACAGTCTTGGCAACGGAGCCAGCGGTCATAATCTCAGGGGCTCCGAAGTGATCCTGCGCTCTTCACCGAGCATCAGTTCCGTCAAGGCCCAGACGAGGGCGTCGGCACGGTCGGGCGATCCTTCGCCGATAAACCCGTCCCCTGTGATTGAGCAAAGCTGATCCTCAAGGTCGGTAAAGCTTCCGACGTGGTGGACCTTGCTCTGCTCGTAAAGCGCGGCAACTGGCTCTGCTCGAGCGACTTTGCCGCGGCTGGCGACGACTTCCTGGTAAGCGACGCGCGGATTGACCGTGCGAATTACGTGCTCAACCATCGCGCCGCCGAAGTTGCGCTCGGCAATGATGCGATCGGCGCCAAACTCGTTGTAGGCAGCCACAGCGCGCTTGCCCCAGCCGTCAGGACTCAGCTTGCAGGTACGATCGGCCAAGATATAAGCCTTGCCGTCTACGCCCTTGCCAGCGACCACAATGCCGATGCTGTCGCCAGAGTCGTCCGCGCCCGAAGTGCCGGAAGGATCAACGGCGACCACGACGCGGCGCAAATCGGGGTGCGCCTTTGCGTGGGCCTTGTCGATCATCTCCCGCGTCCAAAGGGCGCCAGGTACATCGTCAAGGATTTCAGCATTCAGCTCTTGCCGGCCAAGGCGAGTGCCTTCGTACCGGCTGACAACCTGCGTGATGAACGACGGTGCCAGGTTTACGGCATTGTCGTAGGTAGATCCGCGCGTGATCACCGACGACTTGGCGGCCATGATCTCCTTGAGAACAGGAATCGGCCGCGGCGTCGTGGTGATGACCTGCTTAGGGGCATTCCCCAATCGCAGGCCAAACTGGAGCTGATCCCAAGTCTCACGCGCATAGCGCCACTTGGCGAGCTCGTCGCAGACCGCGGCGTCATGCTGTGGTCCGCGGAGCTGGTCGGGCTCAACGGCGTTGTAAAGGGTGGCGACCGCACCGTTGGGCCATGTCAGGCGGCGCTTGGACGGCTCGTAAAGCGGTCGAAAGTCATGCGGGTGAACGGCAAGGATGCCGCTGTCGCCCTCGACCATGACATCGCGCGCGTCCGCAGCAGTTTCTGCCACGATCGCGATGCGATGATGCGAGCCAGCCGCCAGTGGGCTGGAGCCGCACGCGATGGACCGGACCCATTCCGAACCGCAGCGAGTCTTTCCAAAGCCACGGCCCGCGAGAACGACCCAAGTTAGCCAATCGCCATCAGGAGCGATCTGATTAGGTCGAGCCCAGAATGGCCAATGATGCGCTAGATGAGCCTTTGTCGCAGGGCTAAGCGCCTTGAGTGCCGCTTCCCGCTCCTGCTCTGGCAACGATGCCAGCAATTGCGCTGGTGAAGCGTTCGGCCTCATCGAGGATCTTGGTTTCTGTCTTGAAGGTCTCGCCTTCCGGGTTTCCGACCGTCACGCCCTGCACGGGCTTGCCGTAGGCGCGGTCGAGAATAGCGTTTGCGGCAGAGACGCGAGCCGAGTCGCTCTCGCTGGACTGGGCTATCTGCACAAGCGCCTGAAGAGCCGTCTCAGCATGGCCCTTTGCCAAGTCCATCAGATCGCGCTTGGCAGCGCTGACCTTTCCGGGTTTGCGTCCTGCGCCGGGTCGAGCCCCGCCAACGTTAGCCATTGTGAAACCGGTGAATGTTTTTCACGTTTGAAAGTGTGAAAAGGGCTCGTGCGGCGCGGGTTATTCCGGCGCGACTCTGCGAGGCCTGGGGATACCAGCCCTGATGAGCACTCTGTGCCCATTTGCGCCGCACGATGGGGGAGCCCGATGAAGGGCAAAGAAAAACCCCAGACCGAAGCCTGGGGTGTCGCAAGGCACGAGGCCAAGCGGGAGATTGAAATGCCGCTGCCGCAACTTGGATCGCGGCCTTGTAGCGTCGGGGCCATTATCAGGCTTGCCGAAGCGGACTAGCTATCGTGCGGGTCGATGGCGGGACTCGAACCCGCGACACCGGACTGTAAGCCCTTACTCTACCAGCTGAGCTACACCGTCCCGCACGAACTGTATCAACGAGGCCAGGCAGGCTCGATATGCCCGATTAGGCCGCAGACCAAGAGCACCGCGTCGATGGGTTATAATTTCGAAGCCGCCATTTCCGCACCTCGTTCACCGATCAAGTGAACACGCCCTCATGCGGGCTTAGGCCGACCACTAACCCGGATTTCGATGGTCGTTTAACGGATCACCCAGGGTGGCTAAGATGCTGGGCGCACCCCGTTGCCAATCCTCTCGGCTTCGAACTCTCAAATAGGCAAAGCTTCGCACATCACCAGAAATCTGGTCCGGGGTTCGGGGAGCTCAACCGAAGCGAGCACGCACACCGAGGAAGCCGTATGGGTACTATCCAGAAAAGTGGAATAGTGCGTCAAGGGGTATTATTCCGTCCCGCTGAGCAAGGTGCGAAAGCCCGTCACGACCCAGGTCAGTGCGAAGAGCTGCCACATCCAGAGGTACTGAGGCGAGAACAACGATTGCGGCTCATGCCCAACGCCTCTGCTGAAACAGTCAAGTGCGATGAGGAAGCAGGCAATAGCTGGTGCGATCCTACCCATCACGCCGCCTCCAACTGCTCGACATCGATCTCCACGAACGTCTCCCGGCCCATGATGTCGATCGCGACCTTCGCTCGCTCCACGCCGATCGATTCAACCATCGTCGCCATGAACGCCATGAACGGTCCAGCCAGGATGCGAACCGGCTGACCGGAATGGATCGTGTTCGGCGGGTCGACCTCGCTGGGAACAATTTCGAGATGCGGCGGAATCTCGTCGTTCTGGTACGCCGCCATCGCCTTGACCACGCCTGCCGGAATGGTCGCCCAGCCGGAGGGCGTGCCGACCACGCTGGTCACGCCGTCGATATCGAAGATCGAGGACAGGCCCCGCAGCTCGCCGGCCATGAGCAGGTATCCGGGATAGGTGCCGCGCCGGAACTCGAGGGGCTTGCGTTTGCCGCCATACTCGACCCGGTGAAACTCATGCGGCCAGAACACCTGGCAGCCGGCTTCGGCCAGTTTGGCGGAAACCCGCTCCTCGGCCCGCGGTGCGGTCATGAGCAGGAACCAGGGTGGCGTAAGATCCAGCTCAGGCGCCGGAACCTTGGTGATGGTCTCTCGCCTCTCACCAACGGCAAGCGGCTTGGTCGATTTGGCAGACAGGGTGATCCTGTCGCGGCGGCGTTGAGTCACGGGCATCCCCTTCAGGAGGTCCGCAACGATTTTCGGAATGCGCAGGGAGAGAATACCGCGAGGTGGAATAGTGCGGCAAGGATGAGCCCGATCTACGCATCCGGGTCGTTTGTCACGTTTGTCACAACGCCTTTTAATACCCCCCAATATATACCCTATCCAAATAGGTTGATGACAAA